AACAAAAAAATTCGAACCCCTCGCTTTATTACGTGCCTGCGAATATATATAAACCATATACATTTAACCCACGCGATCCAAGACACAACCCTTCGATTTAAGTGGAGGGAAAAACACTATGCGTTATCGTACGCACCACGTGTAGACACTACCCTTCGATTTAAGTGGAGGGAAAAACACTGTACGTTATCGTACGTACCACGTGTGTTTTAGAAACACAAACTTTATATTTCAGCACCTATGCATTTAAGATGCAGGTGCAGAGGTCCAGACCAACCCAGACATACTTTCAAAAGTATTCTGATTGTACAGTCCAGTACCTCTTACTAGTTCATTAACTAAATTATTTATAGCAGACCGAATTGCAACCGTAGCGTCGTCTACCCTGCGGGTAGCATCTAACGTTTCAGCTGTTGTCGGACTCTGCTGGTTTTCTACTTCGATTATTCTATTCCTAGTATCGAAAGCCCCCAGCAACGCAGTAATTAGAGGATCTAAAACTGCATTGTACCTGTACACCTTATAAACATCGCCGGGAAATCTGACGGTGCTCTGAGGGAAAGGTTTCCACACCTCGCTGAACTGCTGTTGAACAGTAGTTCTTGCTTGCTGTGTTTGAAACTGGTTACCTAACGAATTTGTACAAACGTTTAACAATTCTATAGGGTCAGCCCATACAGATGACAAAAACACAAATTGCGATGGAGAAGTGATTGAGTAAGACATATTTAATACGAATCAGAATCCGCGACCGACGTCTCGGCTTCATCTTCAATCAAATTATCAAACTCTTTTTCAACTTCATCAAAACTTTTTGGTTTAGGCCTTCCGCCTGAACGCCCCTTACCTAAACTATTATTATTTTTCGGACCTCTTTTTGAGGATTTGGTTCGAAACTTTGCGAGTCTAACCGACATTGGAACATTCTCCATGAACTCATCAACAACTTCTTCTGAAAGTTCCATGGGTCCTCCATCGTTCACACTCGTTACTTTCTCCCTCAAACCCAATTTTATATTATTTTTATAAACAATACACACAGACACAAATTCTAATGACAAAGGGCAGTAGCCCGCACTCATTTTTACATTTTTAATATTTACTAAGACTTGCCATATGTTCTTTTCTGCATCCTTTGTTGTAATACCGTAATTTGGGACCACTTTAAACTGAAACCGCTTTTTAGCAGCAGCAGTGTAATATGACCCCAGTGTGGCTTCGTCCGCTCTTTCCATTCTCTTGTCAACCATGCAGACACTCACACCACCACGGCAATTATCTGGTAAATTCCACTCACCGGACACAACAAGACCAACTAAGCAAACATACCCACCTTCTATAAGTTTTACACCTTTTAAGAGATTTACTTCAGACAATGATTCATTTTCATG